TGTGCTGGTGATTTCGGTGACGTTTCTGAACCGATCAAGTTTGCTAAGATGATTGCACAAACTGTGAAATTCGTTGATGATAAGAAAGCAAAGGAAATTAAGAAGCAATTGAATAAGTGCATCAGGGAAAATACTCCCATCTATGATGATGCTTTCGATTGTGATTGGAGTCTGATTTCATTCTGGAAACTGGTGAAATCTATCAAGGATGATGCACTCTACCTGTGCCGTAATAATGGACCCCGTGCTTACATCGGACAGGATGAAATCAGCGCCGAAGGTTATGTCTATTCTAATGAGTTCGGTACAATCAAACTGGTCAATCGTGAGCGGTTCAGTTACGCTAACTTTAACAACGCTAAGTTTCAACAAAGCGTGTGACGGTCTGCGAACTGTCCACCATCCCCTCTAAGGGGGGACACCCTGTGCCTATAATGACTTCAGTTCAAACAAACGACACCATGAACGGTTGGGCAAACTACGAAACCTGGAATGCTTCCCTCTGGATCGGCAACGATGAATTCCTCTACAACACCGCTAAGGCATGTGTTGAGTTCGCTGGTGGTGAGAACCCCTGGACCAAGTTCGTGCGCTGCATGACTGACGGGCAGATCGGACGCCACCTGGAAACCACGGGCGACGGTGTGCGTTGGGATGACCCCGCCATCGATGCCGCTGAGATGCTGGAGATGATGACGGAGCTCTGACCCGTCATCTGCTACAATTTCAAAGTAAATCACACAGGGGTGGCGCTCACCCCCTAACCACATGTTCAAAACCAACGGCAGCACCCATCACGAAGGCATCGCCAACGAACTGGCAACGATCCAACTGCTCAACGATCACCGCGTCTTTCCCGACCCCGTGACCCATAAGGGCGGCACCCGTAACAAGGCAGACGCCATGGCGGGCGCTAAGCGGATCAGCATCAAGCACAAGGCAGGACTGAAGAACGGGTCTTTCGATTGGGTCAACACTTCCAAGACAGACACCCTGATCGACGCCTCTCAGTTCAACCCCTTTCTCAAGTTCGTCAGCGATGCCCGCCAGTGGGAGACCGTTAAGCGCGACGCGATCGTGACCGAGTGCCGTGATCTGTTTAATGAGATCTGCTCCGCTGCTCTGGATTCGATCGACCCCGTGACCCTCACCGCTTGGTTGCGTTCCGAACTGATCGAAGCGAACGACGGCATGGCGATGGCAATCACCGACACCGACGCCCAACGCTGCTACGTGATCGAGCATGATGCCATTCGTGCTGCCCGCCTGCTCGCTGACGGGTACGTTGCCCGCATTGAGAAGGGTCGCGGCATGACCTCCCGTAAGGTCGTGCTGGTGAAAGATCACCACATTGTAGAGGTTGGGCTCCGCCTGCGCGTCACCAGCAACAATGGCATCCGCGCCTTCCTTGGTCTGTCCAAAGCGAACCGCAACTCTCAGGTCGTTCTGAAACTACAGCAGGACCGAGTGGATCAGTTGGTGGCAGGTGCTGATGACGTGCGCCTGATCACCATGTGACCCTGTGCGTTCGTCAGAGCAGCAGTGCCCCCGCCGATCGGGGGTGCCCCCCTGGGGCGCGTGATTAAAAACGCATAACTACCCTAGTCTACAAAGTGTTACGATTGCCTATTAAATATCATGCTCTGTAAAAAATTTTTTTCGCTATATAAAATCAATGGTAGAGTTTACTGATATGCAAAAAAATCCCGGAGAAAATATTACTAATATAGAGGTTGATCCTGTAACTGGTGAATATTATGTAAGACTTCCAGAGTGGGTTATTAGTGAGTATGGGTGGTATGAGGGCACTGAAATAAACATGGAGGTTGATGGTGATTGCATCGTGATAACCGAATTAGATCGCGATTGACATCAACTAGATAATACTGTATGATACTGAAGTAATTACTTACAACTATGGCTAAAGGATTCACTGTTAAAGCAAAAGCGCCCGTAACGAAAAAGGAAGAATCGGAATGGGACTATGAGAAAGCACGAGAGATGCTTCGCGGGAAGTCAATTATATTTTGTCTCCCAGGACGCGGAGTTTCTTACACGTATCTAAAGAGTTTTGTACAACTGTGCTTCGATCTGGTGCAAACTGGCGCTAGCATCCAAATTTCGCAAGATTACTCTTCAATGGTAAACTTTGCACGTTGTAAGTGTCTTGGTGCGAATGTACTGCGTGGACCCGATCAGATTCCCTGGGATGGAAAGTTGAAGTATGATTATCAATTGTGGATTGATAGTGATATTGTGTTTAACACTGAAAAGTTCTTCCAGTTGGTATTAATGGATAAAGACATTGCTGGAGGATGGTATGCTACTGAGGATGGTCACACAACATCTGTAGCACACTGGTTGGATGAGGATGACTTCCGTGGTAATGGTGGAGTGATGAATCATGAAACAGTTGAGAGTATCTCAAAGCGTCGCAAACCTTTCACGGTAGACTACACTGGTTTCGGATGGCTTCTAATTAAACACGGAGTGTTTGAAAATGAGCAGATGAAATATCCTTGGTTTGCTCCGAAGATGCAAGTCTTTGAATCTGGTGAAGTACAGGATATGTGTGGAGAGGACGTATCGTTCTGTTTGGATGCTAAGGAAGCTGGTTTTGAAATCTGGTGCGACCCTCGTATTAGAGTCGGTCACGAGAAGACAAGGGTTATTTGACTTTATGGCTAACGAACGCTATAATATCTGGTGTAAGGGAGAACTGATCCACTCAAACCTCACAGAGGAAGAGTATATGGATACTATTGAGGATCTTGCTCAAAAGTTTTATGAGGACGGTTCTCCCAATCCAAATCAAATTGAAACTGAAATGCTTGGAGGTTAATTATGGCTATGCGTAAAGGGATGGGTTATGTTGAAGGCGTACCCAAAAAATCTCGTCAAGGAAATGGTAAGCACACCAAATACGCCGCGTCTTCTCGTAATAAGGCACGTAAGCGTTATCGCGGTCAAGGACGATAAAAAACGATAGATATACTAACTATACTAAAGGAATGAAAAATTTACTATTCATTTCACAAGATAGAGAAATTGCTCTTATTCAAGAGATGACTTATAAGATGCAAATGAGGGATCTTAATATTAATCCCTCTGATACTTGCTTTTTAATGGTCTCTCCAGACTATTCTGCAGTTGTAACACAACATCTCTCCCATTCACTTTCGGTGAATCGGGAGATTTTTCATATTGAAGCAGTAAATGTACCATTTCCAGATGAATCTGTTGATGAATATCAACAAGAATTCGAAGAAAACTACCAAAAATGGTGTAAAAAGTGGAAAAAGTTCGTTCTTTGTGAAGCAGGAGTGATTCGTGGAGGTAATTATAGGTGGATTACTGACCTCATGGATGATAATTACTACACTGTGGCTTTATGTGAGAACATACACAGCAAATTTAAGAGCGATTTTGTCTCTTTGTACTATGATAATGATGTAGAAGACCTTCATTTTTGGTGGGAACGCCCAAATAATCACTGGGTGGGGTAAAAATAAATAAAAAAAGGGATAGCAACCCCTAAAAAAGTTCTGTTTCACAGCAAACAGGAGTAAAAATGGGAAAACCTGCAGACAGAAACAAAGATTACATGTATCAGATGTGGGGAACAACCAGTTTAATCACAGATTATTGGTCTTTACCAACAAAAAAAGAGAATAGAAGAGATATTCCGTTCAGCAAAGACGTTAAAATGAATTATGAGGATTAGGGCATAAATAAAGATAAGAAATTTCTTGTCTGAATGTCTCCACAAAGGATATCAAAATCATTTAAAGACATCAGTTTATCTTTTGATTCACATCCAGTGACAAAAGATTTGCAGATTCTTAAGAATGAGCGTGCTATCATACGCTCTATTCGCAATATTGTACAAACTATACCTACAGAAAAGTTTTTTAATCCATTATTTGGATCTGATGTACGGTCTAGTTTGTTTAATTTTGTGGATTTTGGTACTGCATCATTAATTGAGTCACAAATTTTAACATCTATCGAAAATTTTGAGCCAAGAGTCGAAAATGTCGTTGTAGAAGTTAGTCCTTCTCCAGATACAAACGAATTTGAGGTTTCAGTTACCTTTGATATCATCGGACAGGAGTTCCCAACCCAACAATTTACATTTTTATTAGAGGCAACAAGATAAAATGCCTTTTACAAAGTTCTCAAATCTAGATTTCGATCAAATTAAGACATCCATCAAGGATTATCTTCGTGCAAATTCAAATTTCACGGATTTTGACTTTGAGGGATCTAATTTTTCTGTACTGATCGATACGTTAGCATATAATACTTACATTAATGCATTTAATGCGAACATGATTGTGAATGAATCCTTCTTGGATTCTGCAACACTCAGAGAAAATGTGGTATCTCTTGCACGTAATATTGGATATGTACCACGCTCTAGAACCGCCTCTAAGGCGCAGATATCGTTTGATGTACAAACTACCAGCACATCAGAAACAATCACCTTAAAACCTGGTCTGGTGTGCGTTGGGGACGTAAATGATGAAACATACACGTTCTCCATTTCTGAGAATATTACTACAACGATACAAAACGGATCTGCAAGTTTTAGCAATATTGATGTTAGTCAGGGAACGTATCTTACAAAACAATTTGTCGTCGATGGTTCTTTAGATCAGAAGTTTACCTTAGATAATTCCTTCATTGATACATCGACAATTGTTGTGTATGTAAAGGGACTTTCAGATACTGGATTGGGAAGACAGTTTAAGTTAGTTGATAATATCATAAATGTTAATTCAACTTCTGAGATATATTTGATTCAGGAAGTGCAAGATGAAAAATATGAACTTTTATTTGGTGATGGATACTTTGGTAAAAAGTTAGAGAATGGTAGTGTAATTACAGTTAACTATATTGTTACTGATGGTATAGAAGGAAACGGAGCTTCAGTATTTAATTTTGCTGGAAGTCTGAGAGGATCCTCTGATGAAATTATTGTTCCAACAAATACAATTACTGTAACCACAAATCAGCAGTCTCAAAACGGTGCAGATATTGAATCAATTGATTCTGTAAAGTATTTTGCATCAAGATCATATGAATCTCAATATAGAGCAGTAACTGCTAGAGATTACGAATCAATTGTAAAATCAATATATCCAAATACAGAATCCGTATCTGTTATTGGTGGTGAAGAAATGGATCCACCACAATTTGGTTCGGTTACTTTAAGTATCAAACCAAAAAATGGAACATATGTTTCAGATTTTGATAAAGATCAAATATTAGCAAAACTTAAGCAATATACTATTTCTGGTATCAATACTAGAATTACAGATCTTAAGGTTCTATATGTTGAACTAGATTCTTCTGTTTATTATAATTCATCACTAGTTTCTACGGTCAATTCTTTAAAAACAAAAGTAGAAACATCATTAACAAGATATTCCCAATCCGTAGATATTAATAAATTTGGGGGAAGATTTAAGTATAGTAAAGCTCTTCAAATTATTGATAATACAGATTCTGCAATTACATCAAACATTACGAAAGTAAAAATTAGAAGAGATTTAAAAGTATTTAAAAATCAATTAGCACAGTATGAGATTTGTTTTGGAAATAGATTTCACGTAAATCCAAATGGATTTAACATCAAATCTACTGGATTTAGAGTTTCAAACGATTCTTCTATTGTTTATCTCACAGATACACCAACAAACAATAAAATGGGCGTTCTCTCTTTAGTTAAAGTTGATTCTGATGGTAATAATGTTGCTGTTTCCAAAAATATTGGAACAGTAGATTATGTAAAAGGAGAAGTTCTTATTAATACGATCAATATTGTAGACACTGTTTTACCAAATGATATTATAGAAATTCAAGCATTTCCAGAGTCTAACGATGTTGTTGGATTAAAGGATCTATATCTATCTTTTGATGTTGCTAAAAGTTCAATAAATATGGTAAGAGATGTTATTTCTTCTGGAGATAATGTATCTGGAGTCGAATTCGTTAATAATTTCTACACATCAAGTTATTCCAACGGGGAGCTAAAGAGGTCGTAATATGATCAAGACAGGTTTTGAAACTCGGGTAAAAGTACAGCAGATTATTGAAAGTCAGTTACCCGAGTTTGTGTTAGATGAAAGTCCGAAAGCGGTGGACTTTTTAAAACAATATTATATTTCTCAAGAATATCAAAGCGGTTCATCTGATATTACTGAGAACTTAGATCAGTATTTAAAATTAGACAATCTAACACCAGAAGTTGTTGTTGATTCTGCATCTCTTTCTGCGGATATTACATCCAGTGATACAACTATTGAGGTATCAAATACGAAAGGTTTTCCTCAAAAGTATGGTCTTTTGAAAATTGATAATGAAATTATCACATACACAGATACAACTGCTACATCTTTTACTGGATGTGTAAGAGGATTTAGTGGTATTACAACATATCATAGTGATGAAAATCCTGGAGAAGTAGTTTTTGAATCAACCAGTGCTTCTTCTCATAGCTCTGGTGTAACTATACAAAATTTGAGTTCTCTTTTCTTGAGAGAATTTTATAAAAAATTAAAATTTTCTTTAACACCAGGTCTAGAAGATGTTAATTTTGTTTCTGATTTAAATGTTGGAAATTTCATTAAAGAGTCCAAATCTTTTTATAAGTCAAAAGGAACTGATGAGTCATTTAAAATACTCTTCAATGTATTATATGGTGTAAAACCAACTGTTATTAATCTTGAAGATTTTTTAATTAAACCATCTTTTTCAGAATATGTTAGAAGAGAAGTAGTTGTATCTGAAGCTATTTCTGGAAATCCATCTAATTTGATTGGTCAGACTATTAGACAATCTAATAATTCTAATATATTTGCTTCTGTATCAAATGTTGATATAATTTCTAGACAAGGTTTAACTTATTATCAACTATCCCTGTTTATTGGATATAATGATGATACTATTAATTCATCACCATTTGGTTTACCTGGAAGAACATTAGTAGTTGAAAAGTCTAATATTGGTTCCGATGTAATTACGGTTGATTCAACTATTGGATTTGATGATTCTGGAGACTTAATTATTAATGGAAATACTATTTCATATGCTAGTAAATCTATAAACCAATTCTTTGGTTGTTCTGGTATAGTAGAAGAAATTAATCCAAAAGATTCTGTTCGATCTAATCTTTTTGTTTATGGATATGAAAATGGTGATTTGACGAGAAAGGTTGAATTAAGATTGACTGGAGTTTTATCTTCATTTGTTCCACTTTCGGATAAATTTTCTGTTGAAGAAGGAGATTCAATATACGTAAGAAATCTTGGAGAATTAATTAAAAATCCTCTTGAAGATAAAACATTTAAACAGAAGTTTGCCAACTCTTGGATTTACAATACTAGTTCTAGATATCAAATTAATAGTATTGATGGATCTTCATTTGTTTTGGGAAGTTTAATTGATAAATCAAGTTTAAAAGTTGGTGATTCTGTTGATATTCTAATTCGCGATAGTGAAACTGTAGTACCGATTGATAGCGTACCTTTTGTACAGACAGTTAATACTCAAATTAATCAAATAGTCTTAGGTAATCTTACTGGATTTGTATACAATCCATCTTTAAAGTATGATATTAGAAGAAAGTTAAAAAAAGCATCTAGTTCGGTTGTTCCATTTGAATTTGAATCTATTACATCAGATATTCAAAATGTTTATAATGAGAATGATGAATTTATGTATGTCGCATCAAATTCATTACCATCATACACTTTAACTAAAAATTTATTTGAAGCATCGATTCCTGAGGCAACAGTACCAGGATTACAAAGTTATGATCCATTAATTGAAGCATATTCAATTTTATCTTTTCCATCAAATGTACCATTTATAACAGGTGATGAAGTTTATTATTCTGCAGAAAATAACCCTATTCCAGGATTAGAGGATGGTGGGGTTTATTATGTTGAAGTTCTCTCAGATTTAAATCAGATAAAATTATATATTTCCAGATCATTTATTGGAAGTATTAATAATATAACATTCAAAACATTACCACCTAATTCTGGATCTCATACATTTGTATTAAATTCTCAGAAATCGGGTATTATTTCCCCACAAAAAATTCTAAGAAAGTTTCCACTACAAACTAATATTGCTGATGGAAAGTCTGATGAGACTGTTCCAGGTAAAGTTGGTGTATTGATTAATGGTGTTGAAATTGATAGTTATAAGTCGGATGATAGAATTTATTATGGTCCAGTTGAAGATACAATCGTTTTAAATCCAGGTAGTGGATATGATGTTATAAATCCACCAGTATTAGAGTTTGTCGATGATACTGGAACAGGAGGTAAAATTCAACCAGTAGTTGCTGGTTCAATAGAAAGAGTTGTTGTAGATCCACAAGATATTGGATTAGAATCAATTGTTTCTATTGCATTAACAGGTGGAAATGGTAGTGGAGCTGCATTTTCTCCAGTATTGAATAGACAAAAATTTAGAGATATTGAGTTTAGTGCAAAATTATCTACAGATAATGGTGGTGTAGATCTTTCATTCGATACTATTACGTTTTTGGAACCACACCTTCTAAACAATGGTGATCTTATTACATATAACAAAAATGGAAATGATCCTTTAGGAAAAGGGACTTTTGATGGTTCTAACGCCTATTCTGGAGAAACATTAGTTGATTCTGCATCATATTATGCAGAGATTGTAAATTCTACAACTGTTAGATTGTATGAAAACACTAAAGATCTTGCAGTTGGTGTTAATACCGTTGGATTTACTGAATTTGGTAATACAGGTATTCATAAATTTAAAACAGCAGATCCAAAAGTTATTCTCCAGGACATTGTAGTTTTAGATCCTGGAAGTAAGTATGAAAACAGAAAACTAATTGTAAAACAATCTGGAATATCAACATATTATGATAAAATTTCATTCAATAACCATGGATTTAATAATGGTGATTTGATAGAATATGAATATGAAACAAATTCAATTGTTGGTCTTTCTTCTAACACCAACTATAGAGTTTTAAAGATAGATGATAACTCTTTTAGGTTATGTGAAGATATAATAGAAAGTGGTAGAACTCTCTCAAATTTTGAGCGTCAAAAATACATAAATTTTGAGTCACAAGGATCTGGATATCAATATTTCAAATATCCTGATATTAAATTTAGCATTAATTATTCTTCTGTTGGAGTTGGTACAACAGCAAAAACTGTTGGAGTTATAACAGCAACTCCAATAATTAGGGGTGAGATTGTTGATACATATCTCTACGAATCTGGTTCTGATTATGGATCTAAGACTTTAAATTTCCACAGAAAACCAAACATTGTAATTAAAAATGGAAGAGATGCTGAAATTAAACCGATTGTAAATAATGGATCTATTAGTAAAGCAATTGTTCAGTATGGTGGTAAGGAATACTATTCAACTCCAACACTAACAGTAATTGGTGAGGGTAGTGGTGCTGAGCTGAGACCAGTAATAGAAAATGGTAGAATAATAGATGTTGTAATTACAAAATCTGGAATTGGATATACTGCACCAACTACTAGTATAAATGTAGAATCGGCAGGAATTAATGCTTTAGTAGATTCCAATGTTAGATATCTTTCTGTTGATAAAAAAGTAAAATATGGTGAAGAGATATTAGATGCTGGAGAGGAAGGTCTTCAGTATTCTATTACAGGATATAATACAAAACTACAGAATGAGTTTAAAGATACTGATTCTTCAAAACATTCTCCAATCATTGGTTGGTCCTATGATGGTAACCCAATTTATGGACCATATGGATATTCTGATGCTGAAGATATCAATTCACCATCTAGAGTCCTTACCACTGGTTACATTTTAGATTCAGAATCTGTTGTAAATAGACCAACTGGATTTGCACCAGGATTCTTCATTGAAGACTATAGATATGCAGAATCTGGAGATTTGGATGAACATAATGGAAGATTCTGCAAAACACCAGAATTTCCTAATGGTGCTTATGTTTATTTTGCAGCATTAGATAATGAAAATATTGGTATAAGTTCTTTCCCATATTTTGTTGGCGATAGTTATAGATCTCCATTTATTGAAGAAAATAAATCTCTATCACAATCTTTTGATTTTAATAATTCTATTTTGGTAAGAAATACATTACCATATAAGTTAAATGATGATAATGCAGGTAATGATTTTGTATATGAATCATATGCGTTTGCTAGACATGAGGCAAAAATTGATTCAGTATTAAGTAGTTCGATAGTTGATACTGATATTATTGGTGTAGGAACTGATTATAAAATTAAAGATGAGATATTATTTGATAATACAGGAACTGGTGGAAATGGATTTAGATCTGTAGTCTCTAAGTTAACTGGAAAAGATATTGTAGATTTGTCTACATCTATAGATTCTTATTATGATGCAGTAATTATTAGAGATACCCCAGATTCATTAAAAGTAAAAATATCTCCATCTCATGATCTTAATGATAGAGATTATGTTGCTTTATCTGGATTTACAACATCTCTAACTAAACTTAAAAAGTTAAATCAAATTGGAATTGTAACAAATTCTACTTTTGTATCAAAAGACATTCCTACAAATTCTGTTATTGGTTTAGCTACAGATGTTTATGTTAATGAAATTCCTGATAACGTTTCTATAGGAAGCACTGTAAAAATTGGATCAGAATTAACATCTCTTCTGAATGTTTTTCCAGAACAAAAGATTATTAGAGTTGTGAGAAATGTTGGATCTGCACATACTATAACCACACCAATATATTTTGAACCAGATACATTTACAATTTCGGAATCTGTTGATTATTTCAATTCTAAGTTTAATGATAAGGTTTTCTTTAAACCATCAGAAGCCATTGGATTTGGTGCAAGCGTTGGTGTAAACTCAACAACATCATTTAATCTTGGTGTTACTACCGATAGAGTTGCAAGTTATACTAGAGCAATTGAAACTCAATCTATTTTCATCAAAGATCACCCATTTTCTAATAATCAGGAAGTTATTCTTACTGTACCAAATTCTCATAGTAAAATTGAAGTATCTCCTTCAACTTTTGGTTCTACATTTAACATACCATCCTCTGGATCTTCACAAACAGTCTTCATTTCAAATAAGACAAAAAATACTATTGGAATAAAGACAACTAGAACATCATCAGAAGTATTCTTTATAAGTGATGGTGGATCTGCGGATAGTTATGAATATTCTTTAGAGAGTAATTTCCCCCAGGTTAAGACAAAAGTACAAAAGATAAAGACAACAGTTTCAGTTTCAACAGATCATGGACTAAAGAATAGAGATCAAATTACTTTAGAAGTAAATCCAAATAAAACTGTTGGTGTTCAAACATTTAGTTCAGTTTATGTAAAATTTGATGAAGACTCCCAAAAACTACTAATCAATCCTGTTGGATTTACTTCCGAAAGTGTTGATACAACAAATGATTTAATTACTTTAACATCACACAAACTAAAAACAGGCGATAAGGTTTATTACAAATCTGAAGATTTAATTTCATCTGGATTAACTACTGGATCATATTTTGTTTACAAATTTGATGATAATAGAATTAGACTTTGCGAGAGTTACAATGATTCTGTTTCCAACCCACCAATACACGTTAGTGTAGGATCTACAGGTGGTATTTTACATGAATTAAGTTTGATTAATCCAGAATTAATATCTGTAAGAAATAATAGTTTGAAGTTTGATCTATCAGATTCTTCTCTAAATGGATATGACTTTAATTTCTACTTTGATGAAGAATTTGCTGATCAGTTCTTATCTGTAGAATCTGCATCCAATTTTGTAGTATCTGGTGTAGGAACTATAGGAGTTTCTACTAATGCATCACTAACATTAAATTATCTTGATGACATTCCACAAAAACTTTTCTATGCGGCAAAAACTCCTTCTGGGTATATTAGTACATCAGATAAAGACGTAAATAATTCTTCTCAAATTAATTTTGAAAATAGTTTATATAATGGAACATATGAAATTGCAGGGGTTGGAGCTACTACTTTTGATATTTCTCTGACAAGAGAACCAGAAGTTTTATCGTATACTTCTTCAGAATGTGATATTCTTAAATACGAAACCACATCTACAAATACTACAGGTGGAATTGCTGGAGTTAAAATTCTTTCTAGCGGAAACAAATATAAAAAGTTACCAGCATTTAAAGAAGCAGTATCCGAAGACGGAACTGGTGGATTCATAATTGCAAAATCAAATGATATTGGAAAAATAAATCAAATTACAATTTCCAATCAGGGATACGAATATCCAAGTGATAAAACTTTAAGTCCAGTTGCATTTATTTCTCCTCTAATCACATTAAAATCTGCATTTAAAGTCGATTCTGTTGGTGTTTCAAGTGCTGGTAGTGGGTATGAATATCCACCAGATGTAATACTTGTTGACTCTGTAACTAGAGAAGTATTTGATAATGGTCTTTTAGAATTATCATTAAATAACAAAACTATAGGTTCAATAAAAATTGTAGAAACTCCATATGGACTATCTGAAAATGAGACTGAAGTACTGACTATTAATAATGATAACGGATATTCTGTTAATAAGATTGAAGCTTCTTCTGGATTTGCTACTTGCTATCTTTCCACACCAGTACTTGGATTTACCACTCCACCATTTGCTGTTGGAGATCAGATATTTGTAGAAGGGATATTAAATTCTGATTCTGGTACTGGATATAATTCCAGTGATTATGGTTATAGATTCTTTACTGTTTCTGGATTTACAAATACAATTCCAGCAACTGTAGAATTTAGTGTTTCTGGGTTGTCAACTAATGCTGGTGTTGCAAAAACAACTCAGGATGGAATACCATCAATTATTAACTATAAAGATTATCCACGTTTCTCTTTAGAAAAATCTTTTAGTAAGTTTAGATCTGGAGAAACATTGTTAGTTTATATTGATGATGAATATATCGAAACTAATCTTGAAGTTTTGAAATCTACAGATGAAAATCTTAAAATATTTGGAGATTATGTATTAAAGGTTAATGATAAGATAAAAGGTAAGAGATCTGGAACTATAGCAACAATAAACTCTATCGAAGAAAACTTTGGTAAGTTTAATATTGGAGTAAAACTTAGAAAAGATCTGGGTTGGAAAGATGATGTTGGTAAATTAAATGATGATAAACAGTTCATTGCAGATAATGATTATTATCAAAATCTTTCTTATTCAGTTAAGAGTCCTATAGAATATGATGAAATGTCTGTTCCAGTTAATAGACTTTTACATACATCTGGAATGAAAAATTTTGCAGATACTGAAATTCAAGAAAATGTTTCTGCAGGAATCAAGACAACTGTGGATAATTCATTTGAGATTCTAGACTTTATTAATGAAGATAGAGTTGATCAAGTTCATCATTTTGATCAAGTTCTTGATATTGATTCAACAGAAAACAAAACCAAATTTGTAAAACTAGAAAATAAAAAGTTAACAAGTTTTATTAAATGCGTTTCCAATAGAGTATTGCAAATAGACAATATAAAGTCTAGATTCTCTAACGTTGGTCTAGAAGAATCTGACCAAAATATTATTGATAATGATGATGAAAATTTTGGTGGATTTGTTAGATACTTGATTCAAATTGTAGATACTGATAGAACAGAATATCAGTTAAATGATGTTGTTGTTATTAGTGATTCAGAAAATAACTTTATATTGGAAAAATTATCACTAACAAATCAAGAACTTCCAATCGCGAGTATTGATGGTGGAGTAGATTTACTAGAAAACAACTACATTGCATTTAATGCGGTAGATCCTTATACAAAAGATTATGATATTAAAATCTTGTCGAATAAATTTGCAACTGATTTGGTTGGAGTTGGAACTACATCATTTGGATTAGCTAACCTAACTTCCGCAATTAAGAATGTTCCTGCAGGAATTACATCATCTATAGTATCTTTCTCTGCAGACGAGTATAGTTCTTTATATTTTAATATTTACTCCAAAAACACTATTACCAATGAATCAAATTATTCAGAAATATATGTAAATCATGATGGTGTAGATGTTTACATATCGGAATATTATTATAATACTGACGAATCTATTGGATTATCTCTAACTCAATTAGGAGAGTTCGATGCTTCTTTATCTAATGGAATATTATCTTTAGACTTCACAAATACTGAGCAAAATAATGTAAGACTTGGAGTCAAATCTATTGGATTTGGTACTGAAGGTCTTGGAATTGGTACATATAGATTTAAAAATGAAGAACAAACTGATGAAACAGAAAGAACTGCAATTTATGAAACAAATTATTCAAATTCTTCAGGTATTACAACAGTAGTATCTGCATCTAGAGATTTGTTTACAACAATAAAATCAACTTTAAATGTAAGTGTTGGTTCTACAAGCGCATTATATCAAACTGCAGTACTAAGTGAATCTGATGGTGATACACATTTAGCAGTTTATCAACCTCTTTCAGTTGGAAGTACAAGTGGAATTGGAACTTTTGGATCTGGTGTTTCCGGATCTAATGTTGAGTTAGTCTTTTATCCAGATTCTACAATTACAGACAATGTTGAGATATCATCATTCAGTGAATTGATTTATACAGATTTTGATTTACAAAATAGACCAGATGATTTGGAATATGGGACAATCAAAGAATCTCATTCATTTATTGAATATGGTGGTGTTAATGGCGCTAGAGTTGAAAGAAAAGATTTTGATCTTTTCCATGAAAAAACTCCTATTTTTGAAAAGACATTTAATCCATCTAAAACTAGTATTTTGGATCCAGCAACTGGAATATTTACAATAACAAATCACTTCTTCAATACTGGAGAGGAATTAATTTATACTCCAGAGTCCACATTAAGTGATATTTCTGCTGTTGGTATTGCAACCGCTGGTGGAACTCTCCCTTCAGAAGTATACGTTATAAAATTAACAGAAGATACGTTTAAGATAGCAAAATCAAAATCATTAGCAGAGTCTGGAATAGGTGTAACATTCACATCTATTGGTGCTGGAAATGCACACAAATTTGAAATGACTCAAAAACTTGAAAAATCATTGATAACCATTGATAATCTCGTTCAATATCCAATAACATATTGTCTAGTATCTCATACATTACTTAATAACTATGGAGGATCTGTTGGAGTTGGAACTACTTACATTTCTCTAAGTGGTATTTCTTCAATAAGAGCTGGTGATCTTTTAAAAATTGAAGATGAATTTGTTAAAGTTGTAAATGTTGGATATGGAGAAACTAGTTTAGGTCCAATAACAGGTATTGGAACAACAAATTTAGTATTTGTTGAAAGAGGTGCAGTTGGTACTGCTGAAACATCTCATACAGATTTATTAACTGTTGATCTTTACAGAGGTTCTTATAATCTTAAAGGAAATAAAATTCACTTTACAGATGCTCCTGCTGGTGATTTTAGATCTTCAAGAGATGCTAGTAATTTAAATTATTTTAAATCTGATTTTACAGGTAGAGTATTTTTAAGAAAAGATTACACTACAAATCAACTATATGATAACATATCTGAAAGTTTTACGGGAATTGGACAAACTTATGTATTAACTACCAGCGGATTAAATACTGTTGGTCTTGGTACTCAAGGTGGAAATGGAATTTTGTTCATCAACAATATGTTCCAAGC